GCTCGACCTTCAAAAAGGTCTACTTTGACCCTGTCCGCGGCCGCGAGGTCTCGGAGTTCGTGCCCGCTCAGGACTTGGTCGTGCCGTATTCGGCTGTCGATCTGGAAACGACGCCCCGCGCCACACATGTGCTCAAGATGCAGGGCAACGACATGCGCCGGATGCAGCTCTCCGGCGTCTACCGAGACATCGACCTTGGCGGGGACAGCACCACCGACGCTACGGACATCGTCAAGGAAAAGGTGGACGACATCGACGGTCGCTCGAAGAGCTTCTCCGACGACATTCGCACCTTGCTGGAGTTCCACGCAGAGCTTGAGATCGAAGGGTTCGAGGACATCGGTCCGGACGGAAACCCAACAGGTTTGCGGCTCCCCTACATCGTGACCGTGGACAAGGCGTCCAACAAGGTTCTGTCTGTTCAGCGGAACTACAGCGAGATGGACCCGCTGAAGCGCAAGCGTCAGTACTTTGTCCACTACAAGTTCATGCCCGGCCTTGGCTTCTACGGCTTCGGCATCATCCACATGATCGGCGGCCTCGGCCGCTCGGCCACGTCCATCCTGCGCCAGCTCATCGACGCAGGCACCCTTGCCAACCTGCCTGCGGGCTTCAAGGCCAAGGGCATCCGTGTCCGGGACAACGACAGCCCGATCCAACCCGGCGAATGGCGCGAAATCGACGCGCCCGGCATGGACCTCCGCAATGCTCTGGTCCCGCTGCCCTACAAAGAGCCGTCGGCCACCCTTGCACAGCTCCTTGGTTCGTTGGTTGCTGACGGTCGTCGGTTTATCGCCCTTGCTGACGAGCAGCTGAGCAACGTCAACAACGAGGCCCCGGTCGGGACCACGGTTGCCCTGCTTGAGCGCGGCATGAAGGTCATGTCGGCCATCCATAAGCGGCTGCACTACGCCCAGAAGGCCGAGTTCCGCCTGCTGGCCCGCGTCATTGCCGAGAACCTGCCTCAGGTCTACCCCTATGCCGTTGCCGGGGCGTCGGCCGAGATCATGCAGTCCGACTTTGATGATCGGGTAGACGTGATCCCGGTCTCGGACCCGAACATCTTCTCGATGTCGCAGCGCGTGACGCTGGCCCAGTCGGAACTGCAGCTGGCTCAGGCCGCCCCCGAACTCCACAATCTGCGCGAAGCCTATCGGCGCATGTATCAGGCGCTGGGGGTCGAGAACATCGACCAAATCATGCCGCCGCCTCCGCAGCCGCAGCCGCAAGACCCTGCCCTTGAAAGCGGGGCTCTTCTTTCAGGACAGCCCGCGCAGGCTTTCCCTGATCAGGACCACGACTCTCATATTGAGGCCCACCTTGCGCTCGTCCAGATGGGACTTGTCGCGCTGAACCCCATGCTTGTGGGGGCGATTGCAGGACACGTCTTCCAGCACGTCTCCTTCAAGTCTCAGAAGATGGCCGAGGAGCAGCTACAGCAGGAAGCCATGGCTGCCTATCAGAAGCAGGGTGCAGACCTCGGCGGTCAGATCGGCATGGCCGCGCAGTCTGGGCAACTCCCTGTTGATCAGGCAATGGCTCAGCTCATGGCCATCCCGACAACGATTCAGCCTCAGATGCCAACCCCCGAGCAGATCGACGCCCGCAAGGCTTCCATTCAGGCGCAGTTGATCGCGGAAATCGTCCCCCGCCTGTCGCCGCCCTCTCCAAATCAGGGCAACGACCCCCTCGTCGCAATCCGTATGCAGGAACTGGCAATCAAGGATAAAGAGGTCACGAACCGCTCTGAGGTCGATCAGGCGAAACTCGCCCTTGAGGATCGAAAGCTTGAGCAGCGGGCCGTTTCTGACGCGGCCCGCATGGAGGTCCAAGAGCAAATCTCCGACGACCGCGTACAGGTGGCCCGTGAGCGCATCGCTGCGAATATCGGACAAACCATGATGAAGAGCACTTTGCAGGGGCAGTGAACATGAACGTTGTTGTTTTTGCAAAAGCTTTGTATAAGCAAATCGACGAGCGCCGCGAAACTCTTGCGGATCAGCTCGTTCTCGGTGCCGCTACGAGCCTTGAGCAGTATCGGCAGGTCGTGGGAGAGATACAGGGACTCGACTACGCGCGAGAAACATTGAAATCCCTGCTGGAGAAATCTGACGACGATGTCGAAGACACTCTACGTTCCTGACCATATCGCGCAGCGTATCGCTGCCAAAAAGGCTCAGACGCAGGCGGAAGCGGGTGTTGGCAAGGCTTACGTTGAGCCGAACAACCGTGTTCTGGACCCCTCTCTTCTGGAGAAATCGCTTCTCGACCGCCTCCCTCAACCCACTGGGTGGCGCATTCTGGTCATGCCGTATCAAGGCAAGACAAAAACTGACGGCGGCTTGATCCTCCCCGATCAGGTGCGTGAACGCGAAGCTCTCGCAACCGTCGTGGCCTATGTCTTGCGTATGGGTCCGTTGGCGTATGGCGACCCCAACAAATTCGGTGACAACCCAGAGCCGTGGTGCGCCGAAGGTGAGTGGGTCTGCATTGGCCGCTACGCGGGCTCTCGCTTCCGCATCGACGGCGGCGAAGTGCGGATCATCAACGATGACGAAGTGATCGCCAAGATTGCCGATCCCGACGACATCCAGCATATTTGAGGGTATGACCATGAATCAGAACGTCAACGACACAGAAGACGAAGACATCTCGGTTGAGGTCGAGGCAGAGTCCCAAGCCCCTCAAGCCGAAGGTGATGACGACGAACTCTCTGGATATAGTCAGAAGGTTAAGTCTCGCATCAACAAGCTAACGGCCAAGGCTCGGGCCGAGGAGCGTGATCGTCAGGAAGCCCAGCGCCTTGCTGAACAGCTTTACTACGAGAACCAGCGTCTGCAGGAGCGGATCAAGGGCCTCGATACAGGCTATCTAAGCGAATATGGCACCCGCCTTGAGGCTCAGTCCATCGCTGCCAAGGACGCCTTCAAGAAAGCGTATGATTCTGGCGATTCGGATGCGATTGCTGCGGCTCAGGAGCAGATGTCCAAGATCGCGATTGACCAAGAGCGGTTCCGCTTGGCCAAACAGCGTAATGACGCACCTCGGCAGGCCCAGCCTCAGCAGCAGGTGCAGCAGTACCAGCCGCCTGCAGCGCCGCAGCCTGACCCGAAAGCCCAGACATGGGCCCAGCGAAACGAGTGGTTTGGCTCGGACAAGATGCTCACCGCTGCCGCTATGGCTTTGCACAGCACTCTTGTTGAAGACGAGGGGTTTGACCCAACGTCCGATGAGTACTATAGTGAAATTGATCGTCGAATCCGCCGGGAGTTCCCAAGCAGGTTCCAGACGGCAAAAACGGCCGCACCGGCGCGGGTCGCCTCCGCCGCGTCTAGTGCATCTAAGGCTGCTGTTTCGGGGCGCAGGTCGGTGAAGCTCTCCGCTTCTCAGGTCGCAATGGCGAAACGTCTCAACGTTCCGCTGGAAGAATACGCGAAATATGTGAAGGACTGAGAGCATGACTGACAGAACCCCACGCGAAAGCGCAACTCGCGACTCAGAATCGCGCCGCAAGCCTTGGGCTCCCCCAAGTGTTCTTGACGCTCCTCCCGCCCCTGAGGGCTACAAGCACCGCTGGGTGCGCTCGGCCATCCGGGGAGAGGAAGACAAGGGCAACGTGTTCAACCGACTGCGTCAGGGCTACGAGCCCGTGCGGGCGGAAGAATACCCGGAGTACCAAGCACCCACGATTGAGGACGGCAAGCATGCCGGGGTCATCGGAAACGGTGGTTTGATCCTCACTCGTGTGCCTGTCGAGACAGCTCAAGAAAGAACCGCGTATTACGGGGGCCGGACCCGCGAACAAATGGATGCTGTTGATCAGGACCTCATGAAGGAGCAACATCCGTCGATGCCGATTAATCAGAGTCGGCAAAGTCGGGTATCGTTTGGCGGACGGAAAAAGTCCGACTGATAAGGAGCAACAACTATGGCGAACACGTCTGGTGCGTTCGGGCTTCGCCCGATCAACCTTGCTGGTGGTGCACCCAACAGCCAAGGTACCAATGCGTACTTCATCGCTTCTGATGCTTCCGCGATCTACAATGGGTCCCCTGTTATCGCGACCAATGGCGGCACGATTGCCATCACTGGTTCGGCTTCGGGTGATACCTATAAGCATCTCGGCGCATTCAACGGCTGCGAGTACGTTTCTTCTGTGACCGGGAAAAAGACTTGGTCCAACTACTGGCCCGGTTCGGGTGCGAACACTAACTTCGACATCGTCGGTTATGTGTACGACAACCCGACCCAGCGTTTTGTGATTGCGACTGACGCAACCTTCACGAACCGTGCAACTGCCAAGGCTGCAATCTTCGAGAATACCCAGTTCAACACCGGGACGTCGGGTTCGACGACCACGGGTGTG